TGGTGGAAGTTGATTTCAGCCGTGTCGTCGTCAGCAGTAACAAACCCTCCCGTCATCGTTCTCATGCCCATATGAGTCGGCATTTAAGCCCTCCTTGATACTTGACTACCCTTATCTCCCCTACTCGTCTTCTGCATCTTCTGTGCGCTCTGTAGAAGGCACACGGAAGTCTGTATCGGTACGCCCTGACCCCATTCGGAACCTCCAGAGGGGGGCAATCATAGTCGGGGCAATTCTTGGGTGAGTCGTTCCCCTTGGAAACCCCACAGTAGCAATCAACACAGAAGGCTCTTATCGCCGGACCCCTGGTTAGTTTCTGCTTACTGAATGCTGGCCTCTGGTACGTCATGCCACCACCTTATAAGGGGGGGAAGGGCGAGCGCTGTATGAGGGGAGGTGAACCTCACGCCCGCCCTAAACCCTTTGTGCTACGCGCCCGACCCAATTGTTCTAGAAGTTTCATCAATCTTTTCAATCAACCAGATAGCCATTTCGCGTAGTTCTTGGAGGGCAAGGCCAATTTCATCATTGGGCGTTAATACGGGCTTTAATGTCGTGAGTTCCATCCATCGTTCATAGATTGCTTTTCTGGTTCGACCCAATTCCTCTGCGAGAACATAAACAACCTTTTCCCCGATTCCAGGCCATTCCCCTAAAGGAATCTTCCTGAGTAGAATTTCGTCCTCTTCACTAGTCCATTTTTGTCGATGTCTGCCATTTATTATTTTCTGCTTTCGGAAATCGCCAGTTTTGCCCCGAAGGTTGTACCACATCATTTTTACAGAATTTGGTGGCTTGCCAATCCTCCCGCTTAAATCTACAAAACTTGGGTCGTCCAATTGCGGGCTTGGACCATCTAGGGGATAGTTTGCCACTAATTCATCCTTCCATTCTGGTTCCCAATGGTTGCTCTCATCCAATTTCTCGGGTCTCATCTCTCATTCCCCCTTAACTCGGTTGCTAGAACGGTTTATTGTCATCCACACCCGGAAGGTCTAGCCGCTTGTTGATATAGGTGTTGGTGTAGGTCTTGCCGTCTTTGTGGTTTTCCTTGACACGAATCTCAGCGCGTTGCTCGATGAGCATGCCGGTCAACTTGGGCAAATCCGACAACTTGGCATTGTCAAACGTCTCGGGTGCGAGTGTGTGCAGGTCTTCCTTTGTGATACTCCTGCCGACCTCGTTGTCGAGGTTGGTCCACTTGGTATGCCTCGTACCCTCATGCTCCCCGCTGATGACCTCGAAGACCAAAGCCAGTTGGAGGTTGTCGAAATCCCCACCGGACTGTTCCACACGAGCTTCCTTGACCTCTACCTGATAAACTCCTTCGGGCAACCTTGCGCCACGTTCCCGTAGTTGGATTTCGTCATACTCTTTGTCGTACTGTTCAAGTTCGTACTGGTAATCCATTACTTACCTCCCTTTTGGAACGAATCCCTGACTGCCTTCCACTCTAGAGGCATGACCGCTGGCAACCGCCCTGTCCTGTCTCCCGCTTCCCAGTTCTCCGAGGGCGCGGCGTTGACGATATGCTTCATTTGATCCTTGTCTGCCACCATTTGTGCGTAGAGAACGATGTCGGAAAGGCCGAGAATGAACCTGCGGGCAGAGCCGCCGATGGTGGGAACCGCTTTGGTGATCTCAGATGTGCGGGTCTTGATGTTCTGATCCTGTGCGTGTGATATGAACAACATGCCCCGTGGCATCTGAGCCAGTTTGGTTATCGCCCGCTGAAACTCTTTCTTGACCATCGCCCATCCCTTGCCGTAGTCCATGTCCTCGGGATGCTTGATGCCCTCCGACTTGCAAACGTGGTCTAGGCAGAGGTCGTAAGCGTTGTCGATGGTGTCAACAACAACCGTGCCGAAGCGCTCTGTCTTTTCCAACTGGGCGCAAGCGTCAAGAAACTCGGTCCAGTTCTTCGGGTACAGTGCGAATACACTCAGGGCGTTCAACCCAGGCTCGGTGGCGATGAACAACGGACTTTCCATCTGAGAAGCGAAGGTACTTTTACCTACCTTCGGGATGCCGTAGAGGAAGATAAGGTATTCCTCAATCTTCAATAGCGGTTCCGACTTCTTCTCCGGTAGTGAAATCGACATGTGCAACCTCCTTGAGTTCGGGGTTCGGTACTTCGTTGACGTACATCCCTTCTATGTCCTCCCCCCGGCAGATGGGCAGGTAAGAGCAACCGCCCCATTCCGCGCACCGAGAAGTGTTCCGATACCAGGCGTTGTGCTTCTGCGTGTGGTCTATTACCTGCGCCAATCGCCAGAGGTCGCGCTCCCATTCGATCACGCGCTCCTGTTCGACATACAGCCGTTCTTCGTGTAGGTAGAACTCGGGCCGTTCGGCGTAGTCTTCCATTACTCGATCACAGTATTGTCTTGTCGATTCGGTTTGCTTTTGCTTGATGTACGGCTTAAGAATGTAGCGGTAACGAACCTGTGAGACGGTGATGTTTCGTGCGCGTTGTAGGTTAGACACCTCGTTTAGAACCTGCCGGTCAAGAGGCAACTTGTCGATGTCACTCTTGCTCCAGCGTTGGGCAGTTGTCTTTTCCTCGATGACGCACCAGATAAGTCCGTCCCAACCGATACCGTCAGCCTTGCCGCCTGTTAAGAACTTCTTGCTTTGCCGCCCGGTGTCGGGATTGATGATTGGCAAAAGCCATTCGGGTTCGTGTTCCATCTCGGCAGGGTTGTCGAACCAGGACTCGGCAGCTCGTAGCATCCCTAGCAGGATTGCGCGGTTTATCATCTGCTTGTCGGCATCGTACTGGTCGAGGGGCAGGTACTCGTCCAACCTGTCCAGCATGACATCCTCACCCAGTTCGCGCCCAATGTGGTACAACCCGCCAACCGCCAACCCCTCTCTCTTGATACGAGGACGCAGGCGGTCAACTTGACGCAACTTGAATTTCATCGGACAGTCGAAGGTGCTGATAGCGGAATGAGTTAGTACCGGCTTCATCTTCCCTCCCTTTTAAAAGTATCTGATAGTAACGATAAACCTCCAACTCAACTTTGTCAAGACCCCACTTGACAAACAGTGGCTATGCGTGTATCGTATGTTACAGAAGCGACGACAAGGAGGTTGAGATGGTCAAGGAAAGTTCTAACAAAGCGGTGGGGTACGTCAGGGTATCGACACAGGAGCAGGCGAGAAATGGAATCAGCCCTGCGGACCAGGAGCAACGGATACGCGATTACTGTTCCTCCCAGAATCTTGAGTTGGTCGGTATATATACAGACAACGGGGTCAGCGGTGCCACGCCGTTAGCGAACCGTCCCGGTGGGGCGCAGTTGGTAGTAGCGCTGGAGAACAGGGTTGACTGCCTCGTGGCGCTGAAGCTCGACAGACTGTTCCGCAACGTGGTCGATTGCCTGGGTTGGGTTGAACTGTGGGAGAATGCGAACAAGGCTCTCCATCTTCTTGACTTTGGTGGTACGGCGTTGAACACGAAGACGGCCATGGGTAAGGCATTCCTCACCATCAACGCCGCTTTCGGGGAACTGGAGCGCTCTCTGGCTCGTGAGCGCATCTGTAACGCTATGGAACGCAAGTGCATCAACGGTGAGTGGCATGGTGGTCCTGCACCGTTTGGATATGTGTACTCTGAGCCATCGGCTACGGGTCGCGGGGGAACGGGCGTACTGATCATAGACGAGGCAGAGGCGACAGTAGTGCGGGAGGTCTTCACCCTCCGCGCACAGCGCATGAGTGACAGGGACATCGCCACCGCAGTCGGCACCTACGCCGTGAACGTATCGCGCATACTGAAGCGTAGGACGTACTGCGCGGAGAGGGATTGTGATGGAGAGATATTCGCTCTGGATGTTCCAGCCATAATATCAAAGGAACTTTTCACTCAAGTTGCGTGATAGTTACCTCAGTGCGGGGGTTGTCTTTGTCGAAGTCGAACCGAAGTCCGGGGAGTTCGGGGATATACCGCGTGTCGTCGCCAGGGATTATGCCAGCGGCGATTAGCGCATCCTGGGTGGGCTTGTACAAAGCGGGAAAGAAGTTATCCAGATCACGCAGGCGCTGATCGGGGAAGTAGACGGTTGCAAAAAGTCTGACGCTCAACAGTGGGGGAATCTTCTGTTCCTTGCATAGCGCCCATATCTCGCGCTCCCACGTTGCTTTGTACTTCGCGCGGTGCCACTTCTCCCGCCACTCCTTGCTGTTCTGCGATATGGGAGTGCGGGGGATGACGATAGTCCAACTCATTGCAAGTCCCTCAGTTCAACTTTCATCTTCGTGGACTTCTTGCCGTTGTGTCTATTATACGCAAACGGTTCGACCTCTGCATAGATGCAACCGAGGTCGGTGCTTTTGTATTCAGCCTGCTCCGCGTAGGACGTCACGCCTGCCGTGAGTATTCGCAAATAAGCACCGGACGACCCCTTCCAAACTTTGCGCTTGTACTCTCGGAGTTCCCCGCCGTCAGCCCTGACTCCTACCTGTTCGTCGGGCATCAGCAGTTTCTGGTGACCATGGCCCCTGATGAAGATGTCTGGACCTTCGACGTTGGACGCCTGGTTTTCCAGTGCGTTGGCTTTGCCACCCTTCGTCGTCCCCCCCCGGTGACCGTGGATAGCATGAATGAGAAGTTGGCGGGATGTTTGACCACGCTTGAACCTGAGATAGAAGACCGCAGAAAATCCACCGTAGGGGATGCCGTGGGTCTGAGACAGCATCCTGGTGATATCGTAGTCAGTCTCAAGAGAATACCGTCTTTCGTGGTTGCCGAAAAGAACTCCGAGAACCTTCTTCTCATCAGCCAGCGGCTTTACGATGTTACTGATATAGCGGTATTGTGACCCCACAACGTTGTTGGGTTCTTGAAAACGGGGGTCGATGTTGGCGGAGTCATGCCGTCTGTCGTGTTTGGCGATAGCGTCATTCAAGTCGCCGCCGAGAATGCAGTAGCCGTGATCGTCGTTCAAGATAGTCTTGACCTGTGATTCAAGGAGGTCGTAATCGCACCCGGGAGGGCCGACGTGCCAATCGTAAGAAAGATATACTCTAAAAACATCTGACCGGGATTTCACCGGGATTTCACGCCGTATTAATTCCACTAGTTTCCCCCTTTGCCAACAAGCAAGGGAGTTTCATACATCTTGTGGACGCTGTATGCCCAACGCGCCCAGACCCGTACCAAAGCACAGGAACCCGAACGTCACCGCCTCTGGAGTGTGGGCGCACCACCCGTAGATGGATAAGCCGACTCCGGTGAGAACGAGTCCAGCTCCGACGAGAACAGATTGCAACTTTGTCATGACCACACCCTCCAGTCCGGCGAGGCAACCACCGGGACATCCGATGACACCCGCCATGTGAGCGAACCCGTCAGCCCGAATCCTTCGAGGTTGACCTCCTGGTGCTTGTTCAGGGCGATTTTGTAGACCTGCGACTTCACGGCGTTGTTGCTGACGACCATGACCGTGACGTTCGCGATGGGCGAATCGAAGTTGGTGACATGGAGCCAACAGCCCTCGATGAAATTTCCGTTTTTGCCGACGAAGGCGTGGCCCTCGAGGAGCCTGCTCCTCGCGCTGGTGGTCCTGCTGGATGATGCGTTCAATTCGTCTTCTCCCTTCCCGAGGTATTTGAGAATTCCCCTCGCTATCGCCTCGCCGAACAACTGGGGATGCTCTACCATGTACAGCCTGTCCCGCTCGTTGCTCACAAACCCCATCTCTATCAAGGCGCATTTGACCGGAGGGATGAACCTGCGGTTTCCGTAGTAGTGGTGTTCTCCTGGCGTGTAGTTGTCGTCACCGTGCCGCCAGGGACAAATCTTGCCGTAGGCTTCCGCTATGTAGCCTGCGTAGGCTTGTGAGCCGGGGTGCATCTCCTCCCAATAGCCGAGCGTCCAGAAACTCGCGGCCCCGTCAGAATCGCCATGGAGGAAGATGGCGGCATCGTGGTTCTGGCCGTAGGGTATGTCAGCCCCGAACCGTTGCACCTGTATGCCAGCCTTGACCAGTTTGTTCACCAGGAATGGTTCGATAAGGGCGACTGTCTCTGTCTCGTGTGTCGCTCCCTGCGCTGGTATGTGACCTTTTTGCACTGCTACCCTGATAGCAAACACCCTCCTTATACAATCGGTAGATTTTCGGGTCAGGTGGTGGTGGTGGTGGTGGCTCTGGTGAGCCTATTAGTCTCACGAAGCGACAGAATCTCTCAGCGTTATTCCAGTCGAACGCCTCTTCTTTGACTGAACTTCCAGAGGCGTGAATGTACGTCTGCCCAACGAATATCATCTCGTGACCGGGAGACGCTTTGAACATCAGGTCGCCTGGGCGAAGATCGGCAGGTGAGAGAACGTCTACTCCCCTTCGCAATACTGTCGCGATTTGGGGATTAGCCTGCCACCAGTTATACTGCGCCTCATCGTTGTGAGGGACAGTAACGCCTAGTGTCTCGCGCACTGCGAACAGGCACAGCCCGCTACAGTCAAACGAGTCCGGCCCCGCCGCTCCCCAGACGTATGGTTTGCCGATTTGTTGTCGGGCGATTTCTACAACTTTCTCGCCGTTAGTCGCCGCCGAAGCGGGGCAGATACACAACGCTATGAGAAGGATGGATAGTGCTAATTTCTTCAAACTTGCAGATGAACAACTCTGCTATCTCCTATCGTTTGTGGGTACGAACGTACCCGGATTTGGTACTAGTGGTGGGTGAGAACATGACCGAGCAAAGCCCCCACGGAAGCCAACATAAGCCCCGTCAGAACGGTGATGATGATAGCGTAACTTCGAGACATGGTTCCTTTAATTGCCTTTTCCAAATCACAACGGGACATAACGAGAGCGTCTTTCGCATCGTCCCTTCTGCGGGTCGTCTCAAGTTCCATGTCAGCAGAGAGGTGCGTTCGCAGTTCGTTCAGCCCGTCCTCGATTCTAGTAAGAGAACCATTGACGGCTCTGCAATAAGTCTGAAATTCGGCCCGCCTGATATACTCTTCCTCGGTCATCCCCGTCTCCTCCCCTAGACTCGGCAAACGTCGATAGATGCGTTATAGTTGTAAAGGAAGATGTCGCCGCCGCTGGTTGTAGACACGAACGTGATGGCATACGTTCCCGCGACAAGGTTAAGGTCTGTGTAGAATGTGGCGGCGGTTCCCGTTGCGAAGTTGGTCGTATGAACGAGGGCGGTTCCCTGCGCTGTGAGCCCCACGCCATCGCGGTCAAATTTGATACCACCAACAGTGTAGGCGGCGGAGGTGGGGTTAATCTGCGCGGCGAAGGCATATCGCACATGACTAGTTTCGGTCAACACCAGAGAGTACGTCCATATTATCTTCGGGGTTGTGATTGTCGTAACAGCGGTTGGGCCTGCGGCACTATTGCTATATTCATACCGCCATACAGTGGGCCAGTTAACATCACGTTTAATCTGCGAGAACTTTATGAGGCTCAATATCCCACCGCCTGTAGTCGGGCAATCTGCGTTTCGGTACTAGGCACGAACTCTGTGGGCGTGATGTCGAGCGAGTAGGGATCGTGGTCATACTTCGGTGATTTAATCTGAAACGTGGTGATGTCGTTGACTCCGTTCAAGAGTTCTTCGGTGGTGAGGTAGTCGCCGAGTCTTATGTTCTGACCAGCTCTGACCTCTCCAAGATGATGCTCAACGCCGTAGATGTCGTACACGCGATTTAGCGTAAACGAAGCGGAAACTTTGAGGTCTTTGGATTCCGCTAGATAGATTGTGCAGATTCGCGTTGCCCCACCGGGGTTCGCCGGGCCGATAGAATCCTCGTCAATCTGTCCCGGCACATCAACCCTTTTGGCTTGCCAACCATTGAGAGCTGCCGAGTCTGCGTCTTGCATGATGATGTCTTCGTAATGAGAACCATCTTGCGTGAAATGCACCTGGACGTAATTCGCCAACGCTTCTGGGTTGGGGCTTATCACGAGGTCTTTGCAGTCTCTAGCGTAGGCAACCCAATCGACCACGTTGGGAGTTTTCGCCGTCCAATTGATTGCAGAACCCTCCCAGACCCCCCAGTCCCACAAGTTCCCCGCGTTGAATTGCTCCAAACATTCTGTGTAATACGTTGCTGGGGCAAACTCGAATCGAGTTCCCTCAGGATATGCGTAGTCACTCGTTTCGATTGTCCCTGTGCAGATGGGGTTGAAATCACTGGCGACGAGGTAGTCGGTAATGAAAAAACTGCCCTTGAGTCCACCAACCCCGGCGGTCAGGTCAAAGGCATACCACGTTTGGTTGAGAGTGGCGCTCCAACCCAGACACCCTACATCAATCTTGTCAGGGTTGATGCTACGGGAGGGCTTGTCTATGTAGCCTTCCCAGTAGACATCCGGCCCGTTGCCTATCACTATCCAGTTGCGGTAAGCGAGGTCAGCCCAATACTCTGTAATCTTTCGGTGAATCGTGAAGTTCGCAGTAGTGAACCCGCCGGGGTTCACGCTCTCGAAAGACAACCCCTCGAACACATCAGGTGTCCAGTGCGTGTTCGGGATATGCTCTGTGAGCCTCGTTATGAACGCACCCGTGGGGGAGTAGATGTTGATGTACATTAGCCGCTCGGCATAATCAAATACATTGGTGAATATTTCATCGTCACATCAACAACGCTCGTCACCTCATAGTCGCCCGAAGTGTTCGTGAGAGCGACGATCGCGCCGTTGAATCCCTGGGGGTCAGCGACGAATCCAGTGTCGCCCTTCTGTTGGTTGATGCTCCATGTTTGAGCATCGTCGAGAGAACCAGTAAGCGAGGTCAACGCGAGGTGAGAAGAACGCCCATCGAGAATCAGGTGGTCATTGCCTGACCAGTTTCGCACTTCAGAATAAGCCCTGTCAATGGGAACTATCCCCAGGTAGTCGTACCAGAAAATCTCGGCGTTGTCGCTTTCTGTTGACAGCCTGATAATCTGGTCAATCTGAGATTTGTCTGCCAAGCCCGAGATCCGGTGTGTCGGAACCGTGATGACGGGGATTCGAGGGGTGGGCATGGCAACGTCAACAAACTTAGTGTTGGGGTCGCCGATAGCTACCGTCATGGGATTAATCGAAGGCGTGATTTCGGTTCCCGCAGAAGTTGCAAGCATCGCCTGGAGTGTTATGTCACTGTTTGCGTTGGTCGCGGCAAAGGAGACAGCACCAACGGGGAGGTATCTGCCCTCGTGGGAATCGACGGGAAACTCCGCTTGTATCGTGCTGGCGGTTAATTCGCTAAAAGTAACCAAATCCCAATAGTGAAACCCTACCCCGTATATATATGGATTACTGTTAAGAACTAGATCGATTGTGACTTGCGTTGTCAAAGCGGGGAAGTCCCCTGGGTAAATATAAAACCCATATCGCAACCATGATGTAGTTGGGGAGGGAATACTGAAATACTTCCATCCGAGAAGGGCAGGCGCAGCACTGTAGAAATTAATTGCCATCGTAGTGACTAAACCTGGGTAGCCAGCTGGCTGGCGCACGTATACGGATGCGAAATATGGTTTAGTAATATCGACGGCAATCATGACGGTAGTAGTAATCGTTTCGTGAAGATGCGTAAACACATCGGTGGGACACCCAACCTCCACACAATCAACTCCATCGTATGGGTTGACGGTGCAATTTCGTAGAACCGTACCGGGATTCCCGCTCGGAGTTTCAGTCCAGTTTGCCCAGTAGTCCGGCGCACCAGCCCCTGCGGTTTCAAATGATGGGTTAAGAATCAGGTTGGTCAGGGGCGCAGTTGCTGTGTAGTCGTCGCCCAACCTGCCAACCAAGGGCGTGACCGTGCCGATATCCTGTATCGGGTCGAAGTCATCGTGATACTTGAGACGTTGACCGAATATCAGGTCAGTCCAAAGGTCGCCGTCAACCTTGTCGATGAAGATGTCGGCAGGTGCGGGAACGTCACCTTTGAAATACGTCTCATCTAAGACGATTCCCGTTACGCAGTTGACGACATCGGGAGAGGCTACAGAGCCGTTTAGGAGGATGACCGATTCCTCTGGCCCTCTCATAAACGGCTTGGCTTCGAGGATGAGTTCGACGTTGCTCATCACATGAATTTGCCCGTTATCCCTAATCCATGTCTCAAACCAGTCTGGTACGTTGATCTCCATCGGGGGCGTGATAAGGTCGAAATACAGTGACTCCAATGCCCCCGCCGCCGCCCATTCCAGTATCGGGTTCTCGACCAGCAACTGCTCCCACAAGGCGTGTACGTTGTCAGCGAGGTCGAACTCGTCAACGCCGTAGACCTGCATCCTGATAGTGACAATGCGGTTCTCGTATTTGTGAAAGGAAACGTCTCTACCATCTCCGTGACTGGGGTCGCGCCACTCGATACGAGGTCGAGGCGGGGGGAACTCGATTTCGTCTATGCAGTAGTTTGTCCCATCGTTGATGTCGAGCAGAATGCCCCCGAGGGGGGAGCCGTGTAGACCACCAGTAAGTGAGTATTCAAGGTCAACGAACTGACAGACCATCTCGTCTGGAACGTCTGTGAAACCGTAGACATCGCCGTCAAGGATGGTGGTGTTGACAAGGGTGTCAAAGTCATCTATGTAGGTGTTGTCGTGGAATACTGTGAGATAACCGTTGAGGCTCGATGCCATTAGTATCGCCCTCCCGAACGAGAGTAGGAGGATGCTTTGTTGCCTTGTATGCGCGTCACCGTCTGTGCTATCACCTTGCCGTCAAGGTACACAGGTGCGACGACTGTGGTTGTGGATGAAGGTGCAGTTGCAGGAGCCTTGTAACTGGGTGCGTTCCACGGACTCACGGGTACGCCCATGCCACCACTAATCATGCCCCCACCCTTTGCGGCTTTTTCCTGCGCCTTATTCAGTTCTTCCTGCTTGGCTATCATCTCGTCGTAACGCTTGATGAAGTTGTCAGCCATCTTGTCAACAAGCCCCGAGTAGTAGGTCACATGAGCCTGCGCGTCCTGCGTGGCCTTGTTCAGTTTGTATTGTTCTGTCGTCGCCACCCAGATTTTATCTGCGATTTTCTGGAGTTTGGCCTCGGTAGCATCAATCAGCACCTGCTGGTTTTTCATGGCCTGTGTTTCAAGCCCAAGTGCCTCGATGGAAAGCGCGATTAGCCGCTCCTCCTCTGCCCACGTTCCCCGTGTAATCTCCAACGCCAGTTGTTGCGCTTCTATTGCACTAGTCTGTTGGGCGATAAGTAGGGGCAACGTCCCAATCCCGGCAACGATTTGCTCGTATGTCATCTCCTGTTGCCCGAGCGGGTCGAGTAGTTTCTCCAAAGCGCGGAGTTGGGGTTCGTAGGTGATTTCAGCCTGGAGGTCAGCCTCTTGCTTCTTCCGTTCTAACACTTCCTTCTGGAGGGTCAGTTTGGCGGCGAGGGCGTACTGGTGCGCGTCCTCTGCCTCCATAATCGCGAGGTCTAGTTTTTTGGCCTCCTGCGACTGACCGAACGACCTGTCTGCGTCTGCCCCTTGCCCGGCAATCTTCATCGAGGAATACTTCTCCAGCGATTTCTGGTTTGCATCGCGCAAACGCTGGAGGTCGGTGAGTTCCTTCTCCTGCACCCTGATGTAATCGGAGTGCTTTTTCTGGAGTTCGTCGAGGTTCTTCTGGGCTTTGTCTACCTGTTTCTGCTGGGCATCTTTCAGTTTTTGCAGTACGTTCTTCTGTTGTTCGAGGCGGTGGTTCTGCACCGCTTCACTACGTTGGAGAGTTTTCACCTTGGCATCGACAACTTCCAGTTGTTTCTCGTACTCTGCCAGACTTGCCGTGGCGGAATCGAGTGCGGTTCTCATGTTGCGCCATGCGCCGATCGCGGGACCGGAACCGAGGTCTACTATCGCCTGTTCCATTTCACCGAACTTGCCGGAGGCGATGTCTACATCCTTCGACCACCCGACGAGGGCTGTCGTGTTCAACGCCGCCCATGCTGACTCAAGGCCACTGGCGAAGCCAGTTGCGCCCGCGCCTCCACCACCGAAACGAGGGGTGATGGTAGGAGTTGCGTTGACCGCAGACAAAACCTCGCCCATGTGCTTTGCATATTGTGGCAAGGTAAGTTCGGAACCGGGATAAACCGGGATAGCCACGAATGTTTTTGGAGGTAGGTACACATTGGCCCAGGATGAGACATTGGCATTGGCGGCATATTTCTTTGGGTCGAGTTGTCTCTTGTTCACCTCGTCTATAGATGCCATCGCGGGGCTAGTGTCTGCGCTTACCTTGATGGTAGTTTCTGCGGTAGTATCACCCCATTTCCCTAGCGCACTTTTAACCGATTCCATACCTGTCGTCACGGCTGATACGGCTATCGGAACTGTTATGCCAGCGGAAGCAATACCACGCAGGCGGTCCATCAGGGCTTGAAGTTCCGCGCTGATTGGGCCTGCACCCGCCATCACTTCTGTAAGGATGTCGTTCATCATCTGGGCGCTTACGGGGCCGAGTTTCGCGGCTTGCTCGAATCGAAGTCTCAGGGTTTCCGCAACCCCGGTCATCTGCGCTGCCGCCTCTGGCCCGAGTGCAAGTGCTTCTGCGTCGAGGATAGCGGAGAACATCTCGTAGGCTCCGGCTCTCATGCGAGGTGCGGCATCCGTGAACCCAATTGCCATCTGTGCCAGTTCTTTGTCCAGCACCCCCTTGAGTCCGACTTTGCCAAGTTGATCCTTGAGCGCCGTGACGCTATCTGTTATCTGCGAAAATAGCCTACCGGGAGTCCCACCCTTGGTGTTCATTCTGTCGATAGCTTCGGAAACGGCATTTATGCCACCTGCGACCCCTTTTAGGCTTGCGGC